CCTCGATCAAGTACCGCCCGCGGCGAGGCGCGATGTAGTCGCTGATCTCCATCCAGTGCGACCGGAACGACGAGCGGTCGTTCTCCAGCTTCACAAACCGGCGGTACAGGGCAGACTTCTTGCCCTTCAGCGGGATAGTCGTGTGCAGGTTGTCAACACTAGGTAGCGGCATACTAGGCCCTCATTGTCGGGTACATACGGTCAGCGGCAGCGCCCTGATCGTCGTCCTCCATGAACTCCATCTCGATGATTTCGAGGGTCGCACTGGTCCCGTCCTGCCCCTTAGAGACAGACGCGACCCGCACCTTGCAGTGAATCTCGCGGGTCTCGCCGACATCACCTATGTCGCCGAGGGCAGCGATCTGCTCCTCCTCGAGATACAGTTTGGGGAGGTACTCGTCCTCGCTGGCGAAGGGGTCGCTCATAAGCGATCCCCCAGCGTCTTTGCTGCCCATATACATCACCTAGTTCCCCAGCAGTGTTTTCTGCGTCGTCGCTGCGGTGCTGCTGCCCAAGGCCTGCCCCGTGACGTTGGTGCCGCCCATCCCGGCCTGCTGGCGCTGACGACGGCGCTCGTCCGTCCGTGCCTGCTGAACGGCTGCGTCTGCCTTCTTCGGCGGCTCAGGCGGGGGAGGCGGGGGCGGAGGTGGTGCGGGGGCTCTTCCGCCACCGAAACCCGGTACTGTGAATAGGCGTTTCATCCAGCAAGCTCCTTTGTCAAATGTCGGAACAACCTGTACGGGGTGACCGACCAACACTTTACGGCCATAACGACCTTGACGTACCCAACACAGTTGTTCAGGACCAGCGGGCTGTATGAGGGCTCTGTGCCCCGCTTCACCCGAACTACTGTGTAACCCTGCTCCTCGTAGTGAGATGCAAGGTCGAAATCTGCGGCTGCCTCAACCTGCACAATCGGTATGCCCTGATGGCCGTTGAAGCTGACCCATACTCCTCGTTCCTCGTCTCGAAGGGCACACCATACGTGCCTGAACCTCCGATGCAGCAGCCACGCTAGGGGATGTGCGTTCTCGTCAGAGAAAATTATTAGACCATCCATACCGCACTCTGCGCAATAATATTACTCTATACACTAATTTTGTTACCCTGAGAAGGGGTCATACTCTGCAGATGTTGCGTGCTGCGAACCGTGGAAGCCGAGACGGGACGGATAGACAGGCAGCACGTAGGTCAGAGCAAGAGCGTCAGCCAAGTCTGGCGAAGGTATGCCGCGCTTCTTGGCGTCCTCCTTGCCCTCCAGCTTCAGCTCGTTGCGCAGCGTGTAGCCGTACTCGAGGCCAGTCAGGTCGCTTATCAGGTCTGGGTCATCGGGCAGGCGGATGCCGTCCTTGATGGCGTCACGCAAGTTGCCCCACATCTGGGCGCGGAGGTTAGCGTATCCCGGCTGGGTAGCCTTACTGCCGAAGTTGATCTCGATCACCTCAAGCCCGAGCTGTCGGCACCGGTCGACGACCCCGCCTCCCACGCCGCCGCCGTCAATGAAGATGGCGTCTGGGTTCTTCTGCTTGGCGATCTCGGCGACCTTCGAGGCCAGCGTCATGGTGTCCACGCCTCGGAAGGTGTGCATGCCTTGGCTCTCGGCGTCTCGCCCTTGCCGCAGGTAGATCACGCTCTGGTCGCTGCCGAACCGTGCCACGTCTACACCCATGACCAGCGGGTCGTGCGGCTGCACCAATACCTCGAGGCCGATGCACTGCGTTGCGTCTGCGGTCGGAATGAACTGCAGCTCGCCGGCCGAGGGGAACTGGCCGAGCACGCGTACCTTCACGAAGTCGCTGTCGAGGCCGTAGTCCTTGATCCACTCCTCGAACAGCCGTTTGTTCGTGATCTTAACGTCCCGGCTGTCTATGTGCCGCCGCATGTAGCGGTGCCGGAATCTGCCCTGCATGTTCTCGAAGAACCGGCCCGTGTTCCGCGTCGGGTTGCCGAAGTCAAACGTCATCGGCTCGCCGTCGGTCAGGCCGCCCTCGCGGACCTCGAAGATCTTGTCGGGCACTGCGGACGCCTCGTCGAAGATGTAGAACGGCGTGGCCTGCGCGGAGTGCAGGCCAGCAAACGCCTCGCTGTTCTCTTCGCGGCAGGTCTGAGCATCGACACGCCACGTCTCGCGGTGGTCGAGGTGGTACATGTTCATCGAGCCGCCGCCGCTGTTCAAGTGATACCAGTGCTTTGTGATCCCCATGTGGTGCCACTTGGCCAGCTCTGCCCACGTCTTGGTGCGGAGCTGCTCCGACGTGTTCGCCGTCACGATGCCCTTGCTGAACGGCCGGGTGTCCATGATCCACCGGATCAGCCACGCTGTCAGGGCGGACTTGCCGATACCGTGGCCGCTGGCCGTGCTGAACTGTATGGGGTCGACTGCCGTCTTGCCGTCGAATCCCCGCTTGCGTACCTCGTCGCCTAGATCGGTCAGGAAGCCGACGGCCCAGTCGTCTGGCCCATCGAAGCCGTCGAGCTGCCCTGCACTCCACGGATAGCTGAACAGGACGTGGCCCAGCGGGTCAGCGTAGAACTGCGATATATCGGCCGCGAGATCCACGTCAAAGGACACTGAACAGTCTCCTCAACGCGTATGACCTGATGATCGACAGCACGAAGTAGCAGGCGGTGATCCATGCCGCGTCCATCGGGCTAGGCTGCAAGCCGAACAGCGGCAAGGCCAAGTACGTAAACATCCACGATATGGCCAGACCGATGAAGCTGTTGGCCAGAGCCTCGATAGCAGATAGCTGCCTCGACTGCCGCCTCATGCGTTGACGCCCTGTATCTGGGGCAGTGAGCACCAGCGCAGGGCGCTGTTGTCCCGCACGAGGCACTCGCCAGTGAGCTGGGACACGGCGAACGGGATAAGCCTCTCCCACACTAGGATGGATATGTCATCCGGGTCCGTCTCGAGTATATAGCAGATGTCGTCGCTTGTGGCGTCAAATAGCTGAAGCAGCATGTCTTCTGCCAAGCTCCCCATGCGCGCGCACATCCAGTTTGTGTAACCGGCGCCCTCGATCTCGAACTCCTCGAACTCCTCAAAGTCAAGGAATCGGGTCATAGTCTGCATCCGTCATCCGATGGGCTACAGGCTCTATCCCGCTGCAGGCGTAGGCTGGATGCTCAGGGTCGCTGCTGCTCCCCAGCTCTTTCGTCCCGCACTTCATGCAGATGCGCATCCTGCCGGATCCGGGCATGGGGTCGCCCCACTGGTGAGCAACCGGGCGCGACCCCGGATGCGCTGCTCTCGCGTATTCGTCTCTCATGCCGCTGACCTCGTATTTAGCTGGCTTAGCCACGCTTCACCTTCACGCGCTTTTTCTTTAACAACTCGCGCATCATGCAATTTAAACGCATTACGCAGAGTTTCGGTTGGTGCAGGAGGATTGTCTAACGCCGACAAAAATACATCTCTGTCTTCGCGTGTCAAAACTGTTCTCTCATGCCGCTGACCTCGTGCCTTTGCATTTCCACCGCTTGCCCTTGGCTGGCTTAGCCACGTTTCACCTTCACCCGCTTCTTGGCTGTCTTCGCGCTGTCCTTGAACGCCTGCGCCGTCGGCGCACCAGCCTCGCCCGGTTTGCGCATCTTCTCGCCGCTGCCCGACTTAACCCGAGCCCGCTTCCTGCGGATGTTCTCGTACAGCCCCGGCTTACTTGCCATACTTCACCCGCTTCTTCTTCGACGCCTCGATGGCGCGGCCCTGCTCCTCGGCCTTGGACTTGTCGCCGTAAGACTTGCCAGACTTGCCGTACTTGTAGGCGACCTTGCCGCCCTTTGTGGTTTTCATAACAGGCATCAATCGTCTCCTACGACGCGCAGCTTGGCCACTCTGGCACGACCCTCGTGCAGTCTGTCGGTCAAGGCAGTCACGTCTATGTTGCGGTTTTCGTTAATGTTCTCGCTCGGCATCACCTTGGCCAACAGCGTGGCAAACGTGCGAGGCTCGTTATTTGCCAGCATGTACAAGTAGTCCACGCCGCCAGCCTTCTCGAAGGCCTCCATGATCGCAGACTTCATATCTCGCGTCGTCTTGTTAGGCGTGCCCTTCGTGCGCCCGCCCGTTTTCTTGCCGTCAACGGTAGCCATGTCTAAATCCGTCTAGTTCAGACATCAGATAATAACCCAGCTCGCCGCATCAAGTCGAGCAAAGTCTTCTCCTCCAGCAAGTACAGCCGCCGCGACCTGTCTTGCCTGACGACCAGCAGGTCAGCGGAATCCTGATCCAGTGAATCGTACAGGAACTTGTACCCGCTCTTCTTACGTTTGGCCTCTACCGTGTAAGGCCCCAGCTTGATATCTCCCTCGAGATCCTCGCCGGCCGCCTTGAACGCGCCGGA